CCTGCCTTACCAAGACCCGAAAGTACGGCCTTGATGGCATCATGAGAGAAACCGTCAGTTGCTTTTGTCAAGTCAGCACTAAGATACTGCTGACCACCGCGCAGCTTACCACGGAACCCCTTAATAGAACCGTCTGGTTGGATCCGAGTTCCAAAATCGGCAATCCGACCATCAACCTTTCGAAGACGGTGAAAGAGGGCTTTCCTGCAAATGGTACCTGCAGTAAACGAACTAGCGGGAGGTACGGTAATGATTCGTGTCTTGCATCCCTGCTCCGCAATGGGAGTCGCAACGTGGGTGACCACGTTCTCAGTTCTCCAGACGGACTTGCCGTGTTCCTCCATCGCCAACAAGGTTCCGTAACCTTGCAGGAACTCGGGGTACTCAAGCTCGTCAAAAGGACCCTTGCGAATCACACGGAGCAGCCGGTTGAGGAGAGAGTCTTTTCCTGGGAAGGGTGGCGAACGACTCGCCGCTGCGAGGATACGGCCCTCCATACGCGACCTGAAGAGGTCACCATCAAGGTCAGACCCGATGAGCGTACGGAGGTGTTCGTCGTAACCCCCTTTAGACCCAGGACACTCCGCAACCGCGTTCTTAGACGCAGGACAGAATTTCCAAGTACAATTTCTCAACTTACCCTTGAACATCACCCTAGTGTACTCTTCGATGCTCGCCCTGACTACGGGGCGAACGTACACTGGCTCAAGGATGTTACGGGCGTGGTTCAAAAGACCGGCAGAGGTGCGTTTGGGAGTGGCAACGGGAAGAGCGCGCGCGAACCTCGTGAAGGCGAGGGCGCGACGCGGCTCAGTTGCCGCCAACCGTCGAAGCCACCTCTGAGCCGGTCCTGGGAAATCCTCCACGTAACTGACTTCCCGATCCGTGAGGCAAACGTCACGGATGGACACGGACACGTCCTTCAACGTGTCGCAAATCCAGTCAGTACCGCGAGGACCGGAATTGGTTACCCACTTCCGGACTTCCCAGCAACCACGCTGTTGAGAAATACCACTGGCCACGAAACCACCCCACACTGCCTGCCAGACAGCAGTGTGGGTATCGACTTTACGCCGACGGGACTTCTTATCGCCACTTTCGGAGCGATGAGAGGGACCGGCTACACGGCCAAGAAGAAGTGACGGGAGTCGCTTCTTGATGATCTGCGTATAGCGGGC